TTTTGTCTAAACGCACCAAAGTCCTTATTTACATAGTTTACAGACCTATTATTACCAAAATCTTTTTTTGAACTTTTTATAGCCATTTTATTGAGTTATATTTACTGTTACGGTATCTGTTATATTTGGATTTGAGACTAGACTGAATAGAATTTCCACATTAACATTGTGATTATCAATATCGTTATCTGTAAAGTCTACAATTATTTCATCTATTGCTATATATGGAAGCCACTCAGCAACTGCATCGACTATTGTTGACTCTATTTTTGTATCAATATCACCATCTATCATTGGTTCAAATAGGACTTTCCAAACATCACAACCAAAATCAGGCTGGCCCACTCTTTCACCTTTTTTTGTTAAAACCAAATTAACAAGATTATTACGTGCCTGTTGTATGGTTGTAAAATTGACAGCAAACGGACCACCTCTATTTGAGGATGTATTTATACCTATACCAAGAACTCTATAATCATTCTGCTTTAGGTCGGTTACATTTACTTTACCAATATCACGAGCCATAGTTTATTAAAATCTTTTAACAAGTTCTCTATAATCTCTTTGTAGTGCTCGAGTCAAAGCATCTACACCGGGGTTATCAGAATCAGCTACAGGCATTTGCTGTTGAGGCATATTAACTGTTCTGTAATCCATTGTTTCCCAATCATCCTCCATAGATACCGATGGTTGAATGGCATCTAAAATGCTACCGCCTGTTGCTCCCATTGCTGGTCCGCCCTCTGCTTTTTGTGCTGCGGTAAATGGAGTTGTTTGGTTAAGTATTTCATTTAACATACTATTATTAGTATATTGCTTTTCTACCTTTGGTTTAGCAACTACATTCGGTTTCACTCTTGGTTTAACCGACTCACTTAAAGTTGGTGTAGCCGATTGTTTCTTTGAGTTTAATGTAACCGCACCAGATTTGACCAATTTAACTAATTCTTCTTTAACTTGGTTTTTTACTTCATTTTTAACTATTTCCTTAATTAAGGACACTAAAATATCTGATTTCATAATAAAATACTTTTTAATAAATATCGAAAGATAAAATTTAATTTAGCCCGCAGTATATCCAGTCCAAGGTAAAACGCCCGGCGCAACTGGCGGAGGTGAACCTGGATATATACAAATACAATTATGTAGTCCGGAAACCGTTGTCAAATGTATTGTTGCAGTGGCACAAAATGCATTTATAAAAATTTGAGGATTATTATTCGCAGGAACCGATAAAGGCGTCCATACACCAGGACTTAAAACAGGTGCACCGGTGACTGATATGTTTTGGATTGCTCCCGGACATGGAATGGCCGGAGGTATTGGTAGAATGGTAGCACCTGTCCAATATGCTATAACCGCTGGACCAACTATTGTTAGAAAGTCTGGAGCATTTGTTTTTTGTGTTGTTGATAATAAAGATACTAGTTGCGATTGCATAGCACCTTTATTCCCTTGTAAGCAAGGTATACTTGTAATGGTTGTTCTACCTGTTTTTATTGATAAATCATACGCACTAGCAAATGTTGCAGCAAATGTTTCCAAGCTATTACCAAATGTATGACTTTGCATAGCGGGCAACAATGTTGATTTGAATGTTCCCCAACTCATTATTTTGCGCTTAAAAAGTTATTTTTTGAAAGTATTTTATTCAACTGACCCTTTATTTGAGCAAGCTTTGATTTATCTCCCGGTTGTGGGCCAGGAGGAGTTGGGCCGGACGGTGTAAAGAATACTTGATTTTCTAATACTGTAATTAAATCTTTAAGTATTTTAACTAACTCACCACCCAAAACCATTTGTTGAACATCCGCACCATCTTGACCGGCGCCTTTATCTTTTCCTAAATAAATTTTACCACTATCTGAATTTAAGAATATATTATTACTACCCTTTGAATGTAGTGTTATATTCTTTTCGTTGTGCATATAAATTTCATCTTTGGCATCAACTGTAAATTTAGCATCAGTTATTATTCCCGCCGTTTTTGTAGAAAATAATATAAATTCTTCTTTTTTAGCAGATATTAAAATCCTGTCTGAATTTATGTATATTTGATGTCCTTCTAATGTGCTTGGGTAATCCTTAAATGCAACCTTTTCTTTTTTTGTAGTTTCTTTGAAAGGAATTTTTACCTTATTTGAGGTTATATAAACAGATGATCCATCTTTATTTATATCTTCTTTGACCATTGTACCTATGGGCTTATCATCTAATGTTGGGTCTTGAAAATTACGAATAAAAATAGATGGCGATGATGTTTTACCATCTGGAGTTAAAAAAAACTCCGAAAATCTAATCGTATTACCAACTCTACCACTTAGTATAGTGTCGCCTTCTGTTGGTTCTAAAAATTTAACTTTTTCGTTTACTTTATATTTTTTACTTTTATCTTCTTCTTTTTTACTAGGAGAGTTACTTGTTGTTCCTGTACTATTAACTTCATTATAATCTTTTTGTTTTGATTTGTCATCGCCTTTTTTTATTGGCTTTTTATCACCAACCACACTTGTTTTATAATCTTCCCTATAATTTGGATATTGTGTTACCGTATATGGTATATAAAAGTATTCATCGCTAGATTTTATTATTAGTACCGTTTCTCCCGCTATCGGAAATGTAAAATTATTTTTATCAAGAGGAAATGCATAGTTTTCTAATTTGTAGCCCTCATCTCTATCAAATTCAATCGCACCCAGAAAACGAGCATCTTTGGAATCAAATGACTTGTTTCCGTTATATACTCTAACAAAATCCTCATCAGTTTTTAGGTCCTTAAAATCATCTTTGGTTATATAAGTTTTTCTTACTCTAGCTAAAAATGTTTCAAATTCCGATTGCTTACTCATTTATAGTTTCTTTTTTAAGTCTTCTATTTCAATTTCTATATCAGTCAATTTTTCTCTATTCTTTTCCTCAACTTCGTTTATAGTATCTTCCATATCTGCGAGTAATTGCGCCTTTTCACTTTCACTTAACCAACCATCTTCACCAATACCTTTGGCTTCGGCAGCGGCGAGACGTTGAGCAATAGTAGCAAGTTTAACAAGATGCTCATCGTTCTTTACCGATACTTCTATAAGGTCTTTGATTATAGGAGCAATTACAGTTGCCTCGCCTACATTACGAATAAGTTTGCGTAAAGACTCTATTAAGTCTGATATATTCTTTTTTTTGTTTTGCTGATTATCGTAAATATCCTTAAATAATGACGATAGGTTTTTACCATCAAACAGTTGAAATTCTGAACCCATAAAATTATTTTTATATACTAATAACTATAAATCAAAGGAATTTTATATTTTTATATCACCCGTTTTATCATATTCCTCATATAATTCCATTTGCTTTTCTTTCATTTTATTTACTATCTTTGTAATATAGTGAGTAGGGTAGCCGGTCATTTCTCTAACTAAAAGATAAAGACCTTTTTTATTAAAGTTTTCAATATATTCTGCTCTACGGAATAATTCTAAAAGAGCATCTGCAATTTGTAAATCACGTTTTTTAGTAAAGAAATTTTCAAGGTGTATATCCCAATAGGCAAGCATTCTGTTATTGAATGTTTTGAAATCATCATTTTTTACATCTTCTCTAAATGAATTTTCTTTATCCCAAGATTCGGGCATATTTGAAATAATATCTGTATCTTTGAATCTTTTGTAATTTGCATTATTATTTAGAATAAGATAATTTCTTGCTACGATTGTAAAATAAGAAAAGGCTTTACCTTTACTCTGGTCAGAATACATATGCATTTTTTCTACCATAAAGGCAACAACCTCAGCCATTACATCTTGTGGGTCATCATCGAAATATGTAAATTTCCATTTGTTATATACAATTTCTGCAAGTTTAGCAAAGGCAGATTGAATATGGTCTTTATATATCCTGTCTTTTAATAATTTATCTGTTGCTTTATTATACGCTATAATAGCATCTTCGGTTTCTTGGGTAAAGTACCTTTTTTGATTCTTTTTTCTTGGCATATTATTTGTTTTTGAATCTTTCGATAGTTTCTTTTATTTGCTTAAATATAGAACCTACATCATCATCTTTCTCAAACATTTGACTTCTATCTATTTGTCGTAATGCCTCCAGTAATGCTTCGTTTCTTTTTAATTCGTCTTGAATAAATGTTTCATTACTATCTATCAAATCTTCATATTTTTCTAATTTTCTTAATAAATTAAAAGTTGAAAACCCTAGTAATAAATTTAATGCTATTGATATTATTATTGCTGTAATCATAATTAAACTATTTCATATCCTTTTAGAAAAAACTCATTTGCTTTTTTGTATTTCACTTCAACTAATTCGCCATTCGGAGCTTTCATAATAATTTTCTCATTTCTACCATATTTTTGTTTATTTCTAATTGTGGTAGAATATACTCTATCTTTAATTGTAAAACCATCCAAATGATCAATTTCGTGTTGAACTATTATCGTTTGTAA